TGGAGAGAGTTCTTTTTTGAGCTTCTTTTCTTAAAAGCTCGGGGTTTTGTTTTCTTGTCTGAACATATTCAAGTTCTTTGTCTCTTTGTTTTTGTCTCTCTTCGGCTCTTTGGCGGGCATCGGCTTTTCGGTCTTCTATTGCCTGCAATCTTTGACTAAGGCCTCTTTTTTTGTCTAGGGCTCTTACGGTGGCTCTGGTGGCGGAAGTGGCCTCTAATAGATCATTATACCACTGTTCACTCATTACATCGACAATAGCCTCAGCATCTTCAAAAGATTCTGTAAGACCTTCAGAAACAAGATGTTCGGCAATTTTCTTTCTTTCAGATCTCATGTTTTCTACTTCTCGTTTGGTCTGTGAATGATGAGTTTCATTTTCATTTGGAGACTTTTTAAGAGACTCAGCTCTAGATTTGATTGCGGCCTTGAGTTTGGAGAATTTTTGACTGTCCATATTTGTTTTAGAACTATTTATTGTTGAGAGGTCATATATAGTGCGCTATACAAAAGAAACTATTAATATGGCAAAGGGGTTTAAGATTAAGACGAAAGAAGAAGAGATTCCTAAAACATGGGACTATGATAAGATAAAAAAGAAGATGCACGGTAAGACGATTGTATTATGTTTGCCTGGAAGAGGATGTTCATATAACTTCATGAAGAGCTTTGTTCAATTGTGTTTTGATCTTGATCGAAATAACATGAGATTTCATATTAGTCAAGATTATAGCAGTATGGTGAATTTTGCTCGGTGTAAGGTTCTTGGGGCGAATGTTTTGGCGGGGCCTAATCAGAAGCCTTGGCAGGGGGAAATCGAATATGATTATCAGATGTGGATTGATAGTGATATTTCATTCAACACGGAGAATTTTTGGCAGCTCTGCGATCTTGCTCTTCCAGATGATGCCGTTAGTTATGAAGATGTTCACGATGAGTCTGGTCAACTTATTGGCTATAAGCAATTCATTGATAATACCAAAACACATCAAATTGCCTCAGGATGGTATTCAACAGAAGATCGAATGCACACTGCCTGTGCCTTTTGGTTGGAATCCGATGAATTTCGTAAGAATGGCGGAGTGATGAATATGGAAAAAATCGAAACGATGCAGAATAGAACCAAACCTTTCACTTGCGATTATGTTGGTGGTGGCTGGCTGATGATTCAAAAAGGTGTGTTCGAGAACATGGAATATCCCTGGTGGCCGCCCTTGCTCCAGACTTTTGATAATGGTCAAATCGTTGATTTTTGTGGTGAAGATGTTGGCTTTTGTCTAAAGGCAAAAGAGAAAGGATTTCAAATTTGGGTAGACCCTAGAATCAGAGTTGGACATGAAAAAACATTCCCTATCTAAGCAATTGAACGTTTTGTATGAAGGTCGTATCATACATCATCAAGTTACAGAAGAAGAAGCTCTTGCTCTGCTTCTAGAATTAGCCGAACAATCTTACAGAGGTGAGATTGATTCTACAAAAATTGATTTTGAGTACATCTAAATACAAATGGAGAAGGACATTGAAGCGTGGATTGAACGAGTCTCTCAGCATCGACCAGAGCTGAGAGGCTTTTCTATATGTCCATTTGCCAAGAAATCTAACTATAAGATCATTCAATGTGATCTAGATCAAATCACCGTTGATGATGAATATGATGTGATCATCTACATTCTATCCGAACCAGATCTTAATAAGATTCAAGATAAGGTAGACTATTACAATAAAACCTTCGAGGATTGGCTATTTTTTGAAGATTGTGCGGAACAGCTCACATTTATCAACGGTGTTCAGACCAACAATGGTGTTTACAACTTAATACTTGCTCAACCGAAAGAAAAACTTCGTAAATTCAGAGAGATATTAAAAAAGAGCGAGTATTATTCGCTCTGGGATAAGGATTATTATGATAAGATTATGATTGATGACCAAAGAGCTTCCAATTAGAGCGGTCTTGATTGACTCCCCGTTTGGGAGCTTTTTTGGCTTTTCTTGGTTTCGACTTTTGTTGCTCTTCCTTTTCTTCCTTTTCTTCTAGAAATTGTTCAAAGGTTTTCATCTTACATTATACTTAATATGTTTGCCTTTTATTAATTTTTATAAAAATTAACTACCTTTTAAATCTCGAATTTTTCTTTTTAATTCATTCCTTTTGTGAATGGTTTCGGCAGATCTATGTGCATGAGTGTGAGTTAAAGAATCTTGAGCATTTTGGAGCAGTTCATTTTTATTCAAGCCTTTTGGGGTTTTTCTATATTTATCTAACTTATCTAGAAGACGCTTATTGGTGCGGCTAAATCTTCTCAGGGGTTTTGGTATTTTTTTCAATCTATCGACATCTTTACGGGTACTTATATCATCTTTAGCGCGAGCCTGCATATTTTTCTTTATAGCATCGGTAACTCTAGCTTCTTTTTCTTTAGATAGGGGCACAAAAGCTTCAATAATATCATTGAGCCAGGCCTCACTCATATTACTCACAATCACCTGAGCCGTTTTTTCACTATCTGCAAATCCTCCATTAAGAAGATACTCAAGAACCAGATCATATGTATCCTCCTCAATATTATTTTCTTCTACTGCCTCAGAATTTTCATAAACATTCATATAACTTTCATAATACTTTTCTCTTTGCATTTCGAGATACTTACCACCCTCATATTTGTGACCATTACTCTTACGGGTTTTTCTTCCTTGTCTTAAAAGATGTTGTGTTCTATTGCCATTTCCTCTTTCTTTGCGCATTTTTTCTTTTTCGTGCTCAGGCTTGCCATTATCTACCAGAGCCTCATCTAAAATATCATCAATCCAGGCCTCACTCATATGAATCATCATGATCCTTGCATTATCTTCAGTTTCACAGAAACCCTCATTAAGAAGATACTCAAGAACCAGATCATAAAAATCAGGTTGATAAGAAGTCTTTTCACTTTCATTAACTTCATTTTCAGAATCTTCAACCGCCACATAGACATTTCGGTAAGATTCATAAAGTCCTTTCAAGTCTTGATTGTTCATTTTTATTGCAATTAGCACGTTATTATTATTTATGTTTATCTAATAAATAATACACCTATTAAAGAAAAATGGAAGATAAAAAACTTATTCGAGAAGTAGAAACTGATGAATTCATTGATTCTCAATTTGAAGAGGAAACCGAACTTTTCGAGCGTAAAGAGATTAAATCCAAAGAAACTGTTCTTATTGACTAATGATCAGCAAATCGTTTAAAGATATATCCGCATCCTTCAAGGTTAATCCTTTAACCAATGATTTAATTGCCATTACAAATGAAACGGCAATTGCTCGATCCATACGAAATCTTATTTTTACCTTAAAAGGTGAAAGATTTTTTCAGAGTAATCTTGGCTGCAATATATCTCAAAGTCTTTTTGAAACTATCTCTGATTCAACAACTTCTAGTCTTAAAAGTGAAATTGAAAATGCCATCAATAATTTTGAACCCAGAGTGAATTTAACCTCGGTTGACGTTATTCCAGATTATGAAAATTATTCTTATGATGTTAAAATTGTTTATAATATCGTAGGTATTGAAGCTCTACCTCAACAACTCACATTTGCTCTGCAACCGACAAGATAATGGCTAAATATCCTATTGTTAACTTTACAACATTAGATTATGATCAGATCAGAACCTCTTTGCAGGATTATCTAAGAGCGAATTCTAATTTTACTGATTATGATTTTGAGGGATCTAATCTTTCGGTTGTTCTTGATTTATTAGCCTATAATACCTATACAAATGCCTTCATTGGGAATATGCTCTCCAATGAAGTATTTCTTGATGGTGCAACATTAAGAGAAAATGTTGTATCTATTGCCAAAGAAATTGGTTATCTTCCAAGAAGCGCTACTGCAGCAAGAGCTAATGTTTCATTTTTTGTTGATACATCATCTCTTTCTTATAGGCCCGTTTCTCTAACACTTAAAAAGGGTCTGGTTTGCTCATCTACTTCTTTTGGGAATGAATCTTATACCTTTGCAATTTCTAATGATATTACAGTTCCTGTAGTTAATGATATTGCCTCATTTGATAACATCGAAATTGCCGAAGGCTCATTTGCAATTAGTTCTTTTAATGTTCAACTTCCGCAAAGTTTCATCTTAGACAATCCAAATATTGACACATCTACGCTATCCGTAACCGTTAGAGATAATTCTAATTCTTCTACTGGTATTAAGTATTCATTTGCCGATAATCTTCTTAATATAACTCCAACATCAAAGATATTCTTTATACAAGAAATCGAAGATCAGCGATATGAATTGATCTTTGGAGACGATGTATTCGGGGCGGCTCTAAAAAATCAAAATCTTGTTGAGGCCTCGTATCTTACAACAAATGGTTCAAGAGCCAATGGTGTTTCATTCTTTTCTTTTAATGGTAGAATTTTAGATAATAATGAAAATATCATAACATCTGGAATTTCTCTAATTACAACAAATATCGCTGCATATGGTGGTAAAGAAATTGAATCTGTAAGTTCAATAAGAAACCTGGCACCAAAAAATTATGCGGCTCAGGGGAGATGTGTGACTCCTGAAGATTATGAGGCCATTATTCCTAGAATATACCCAGAGGCTGAGAGTGTTTCTGCTTTTGGTGGTGAAACAATGAATCCTCCACAATACGGAAAAGTTTTTATTACGATTAAACCCTTCTATGGCGATTTTGTTCCAAACAGTATTAAAGATAATTTATTGAGCAAATTAAGACGCTATACCGTCGGAGGTATTGCCCCAGAGATCATTGATATGAAATATCTTTATATTGAGTTTTTGAGTAATATCTACTATAATCCAAATCTTGCACCGTCTG